GGAAGGACATGGAAAACTTCTAAAAATGGTTCACGAGCAACCCTACTCTCCCTGGTATTCAGTCCAGCTTAATGGGAGTTTCCAATCTTCCTAACATAATAGAAATGAGGGATTTTAAAATGGCAAGTAGAAAAATGATGCAACGTGAAGTAACAACCACTTTTGTGAAGGTGGCAATGATCGAAGTCGTAGAAGGTGAACCAAAAATGGTTACTCTACCAGATGAGGAATTCGTTGGTAATGTTTCATTGGAACATGCGCAACGTCAATTGAACAAAAAGTTTGGACAACCTGTAACCATCCTGGAATTAATCGCAGATACAAAAACGTATGAAATGCCTTTGGAGGATTTCATCAAACATGCAACCATCAAAGAAGAGCAGCTTTCAGTAGAAGAAATTTAAATATGGTAATTCGGAAGAGCGGAAACCTTCCTTATTATATAGCATGATCTAGTAAATTGAATCCCTTCCCTTTGGGTTAAAAGGAAAGGTTAAGGAGTCCCCGAAGCAACTTAACCAAAACAAAACTAAAACTAATAAAGGTGGAAATTAAAATGACAAACCAAAACGAAGTAGCAAACACACAAGCTCAAGAAACTGAAATCGTAGAATCACACGTGGTAAGAGAAAATGATCAATTCGTAGTTGTGCAAGATGCTGAAGGTAAATTCAAGCGTAAAGCTAAATATTCTCTTTTCTCTTCTTTCAAAGCTGAAAGCAGAGCAGATAAAATCTTTCTTGCTAACTTGCTTGAAGGTGCTGAAGAAAGTGGTAGCGGACTAAAAGAACATGTTGGAAAGCACATTGAAGTGCAAGACATCATCACTCGCCCATATGACAAGATCAATGAAGAAAGTGGAGAATTGGAATACGGTGTTTTGACTTACCTCATCACACCTGATAAAACTGCATACGCTACTTCTTCAAAATCTGTTTACTTTTCCATCACTCGTATCATGGAGCTTTTTGGCAAGCCAGGAGATGAAGATTGGGAAAACATCACAGTGAAGGTATTGAAAGAAAAAGGAACAAATGGAGACATGATTAAAATCAAGCTAGTTGGCTAAGGAGGTTATGCAAGATGCCAGCAACCGCAAAAGGTATCTTCCATAATCTTAGGGAAAGTAAATACGTGATTTCGAATTCAGAGATCACGTTTTATTTTTCCTCAAAATTTTATCTTAATAAGTTTATGGCAGAATACCCCGACCATAGAGAAAAATTTCAGAATAGAATGGAAACTTTACTAAAAGATTCTCCTTTCAATGTCAATACTCTAGCAGATATTAAACTCTATAAAGATATTGAAAAGAGAGGGTTTTTTGTAAAGTTGTTGAATGTGAAGATTACGGAAGATGAGCTAAACAAATATGCACTTAGGTGTATGACAAATAAAGATACCTTTGAGTGGGTGATCACATCGTATGGCAAAAATAAGAATATCGTCCAAAGACAAGAAGGAATACAATAGCCTGAAAAAGAAAGTTAAATCCAAGATTACACGAACCATGAAAAACTATGGAATTAACCTCATTTCAGAAATTGCTATTCCTGACTTGTCCGAGTTTAAAACAAGGAAAGAATTCAATGCATGGTTAACAAAAGCTGCTTCTTTCACAAACCGCAACAACCAACGTTATCAATTTAGAAAGAATGAAAAAGGTTTTGTTTACAATGTAGCTGAACACAACCAAACCAAAAGGAAGTATGATAGGGCTGTACGTTTGGCGAAAGAACGCAAAAAGAAAATTGAAAACTTAGAATTAAAATTTCAAGGTAAAACAATAGGGAAAGTAAAAGACAGGGAAGTCTTATTCTCCCATCCTGAAAGCGTGAACTTTCCCGAACCATACGATATTAATAAAATACATGATCGTGGACATTTTGAAAGAAGAAAAGCACAATATGAAAAACGTGCAAATCCTAACTTCTTCAGAGATACGGATCAACGAATGCAAGATAACTTCATTAAATCGGTGGAAGGTTCATTCGATAGTGATTATATGTCAGATATGGTAATTGATAAAATTCGTGCTTTACCTCCTGATGTATTTTATCGGTTGTATAAATCTAACTTTAATGAATTTAACTTTGAATTGTATGATAGTGAAGGACATTTCGCAGCTGCAAATAAAACTCATTTAGAAGCGATTAATCATATTCTTGATGAATATTTTGAAAATGGAGAGTCGGAGGATATTACACTATTGGAGGATTTCCCCGATAGATTCTAAGGGGGTGGTAGGATAGGATTGATTCTTAAATGGTAAGAAAACGCAAAAATTATAGTTGTGACTTTGAAACCACAACCGAAATAGATGATTGTCGTGTGTGGGCTTATGGATGGATGGAGATAGGAAATAAAAAGAATTACAAGATCGGAAATAACCTGGATGAGTTTATGAAATGGTTAGAAAAATCCCAGGCAAACATCTATTTCCATAACTTAAAATTCGATGGTTCTTTCATCGTCAACTATCTCCTAAAAGCTGGGTTTACATGGGACAAGGATGCAAGCAAAGAAAAATCATTTAGCACTATCGTTTCCCACATGGGTGTATGGTATGCGATTGATATTTGCTATGGCTATACAAAAGATAACAAGAAAAAACACACACGAATCTATGATTCTTTAAAGAAATTACCATTTAAAGTAAAACAAATTGCAAGAAGTTTTAAGTTGGAAATACGAAAAGGTGATATTGATTACAAAGCAAAAAGACCAGTAGGACACGAAATCACAGATGAAGAATATGCCTATATTAAAAACGATATTGAAATTGTAGCCGATGCTCTAAAGGTGCAGTTTGATCAAGGGTTAACAGCTATGACAAGTGGAAGCGATAGCTTAGAAGGATTCAAAACCATTATATCGAAGAAAGCTTTTGAAAAACTTTTCCCTATCTTAGATTTGAAAGCGGATAAAGATATTCGTTATGCCTATCGTGGAGGTTTCACCTGGGTAAATGATCGCTTTCAAGGACAAGCAATAGGTGAGGGTATGGTTTTCGATGTGAATAGTCTTTATCCTTCTCAAATGTATGATCGTTTACTACCTTTTGGAATGCCTGTACCCTTTCAAGGAAAATATGAATACAATGAAGATTACCCCTTACACATACAACATGTTAAATGCGAATTCGAATTAAAAGAAGGATACATCCCAACTATACAAATCAAAGACCCAGATTGGAAACACATATTTGCAAAAAATGAATACTTAAAATCTAGTGAAGGATACAGCGTGGACTTATACTTAACCAATATTGATTTAGAATTAATAAACGAGCACTATAACATTTACAATCTTGAATATATTGATGGCTGCATGTTCAGAGGAAGAAAAGACATTTTCAAAAAATTCATTGATAAGTGGATGTATGTCAAAACCACTTCAGAGGGGGCGATTAAACAACTTGCTAAGCTGATGCTGAACTCGTTGTACTGACTGCGGAAAATTCGCAACCAACCCAAAAATGACGGGTAAAGTACCTTACTTAAAAGAAGATGGTGCATTAGGTTTTATTGGCGGAGAAGATGAATATCGTGATCCAATCTATACAGCAATGGGGGTTTTCATTACATCATGGGCAAGATACACAACCATAACAGCAGCTCAAAAATGTTTTGATCGCATCCTATATGTTGATACAGATTCCCTCCATATCACAGGAACAGAAATACCTGAAGTGATAAAAGACATCGTAGACCCCAACAAACTCGGATACTGGAAACATGAATCTACTTTCAAACGTGCGAAATTCTTAAAACAAAAAACCTATGTAGAAGATATTTATGCGAAAATTAAAACAGGTAGAACCATTTTAGAAAATGATGAATACACAATCCGTACATTGAAAAAAGTAGAATGCGAACCTGAAGAAGCAACGACAACGATTCTAAATGTCAAATGCGCTGGAATGAGTGACAGAGCAAAAGAACAAGTAACATTCGAAAATTTTGAAATCAATTTGACTGTAACAGGAAACCTGAAACCTAAACAGGTTAATGGTGGAGTGGTATTAATAGATGATGAATTCACAATTAAGTGAGCATAGCTCACTCCGACTCCGAAGGAGTCAGATGCGGAGCAGATGAAGGCATATGTTTTGGAGGTGTTTAATGTTGGCACATAAACGCTGGGAAAGAGAGGAATTCGTTCCTCTTTACAAACAATTTAAAAGGGAAGGGTTAACCGACAGAGAAGTAGCGAAAAAGCTATTTATCGGTAAATCCACCCTCACTCTTTACAAGAAACAATGTGGGTTGCCGATGGTAGCAAATAAAGACAAAAAGATGTTAACCAACAAAAATGGCTTAACCAAAGAATTATTAGAAGAAGCCAAAAAGATTGGATTAACTTCTAGTTTGATTAATGCCAGGTTAAGCAATTGCTATTGGACTTTGGAGGAAGCAACCACGATTCCACCATTAAAAAGAGGGAAGAAATTAAATAGAGGAAGGTTGTTGGGTGCAGATGGTATTGAGTAATGGAGAAATAGCAATGATTAATTATATAAATAAATTGGAAGAAGAAAACAAAGCGTTAAAACATGAAAATAAAGTAAAGTATGATGATTTAGTAAAATATGAAGGTGAAATACAGTTTTTGAAGCAGCGCAACAAGGAATTACGGCAAAAGACCTGGATTAAAGTCTATGAAGAAAATATAATTCTTCAAGAAAAATTAAAAGTTAGACAAGAACAACTTAGACAATCAGCAGAAATTTCCGATGGTTTTTATTGTCGAATGATGGAAGTGGAAAAAGAAAATCGACACTTAAAGGAAGTGATTGATAGTGTTCAAACGTTTATTGAACAGTTTGCCAAGTGATTGGATTTATCCAGCGATATTGATTGTGATAGCATGGGGATTTGGGTTTATATTGGCAGGGGGATCGTTCCGTTAGGATTCTGGACAGAGTCCAGAAAGATCAAATCTTTTAAAGGAGTTTTTATTGATGTTAGTAAGTATTGAAAATTTATGTAAAGAAGCATTTGAAACAGCAACTAGTAAAGGATGGCATGATGATCCACGCTCATTCGGTGAATTCATTTCTTTAGTTCATGCAGAAGTATCCGAAGCCTTGGAAGCAGATAGACGAAATGAAGGAAAGGAGAGGATTGCCGAAGAACTTGCTGACGTACTTATTCGTATATTTGACGGTGCTATTGAGTTTGGTTTGGATATTGAAACAGCTGTTTTGACGAAGATGAGTTTTAATAAAACAAGGTCTTATAAGCATGGGAATAAAAAGTATTAAGACACCTTTGAACGAAAAGGCGACACAAGAAAGGAGGTTTTTAGAAAATGGAATCAGCAATTGAAAAGTTAAAAGATGGTAAAGTGATTTATTTAACTCCAAAAGAAAAGGAATGGCTTATCAAACAGGTTGAAAAGGTTGAAGAATTAACAAAAGCCAATAAAGAATTAAACAATGAGATTGGTGCATATGCAGGTACAGTCGAAGCATTAACGGAAGAATTTGGAATGTTAACAGGCAGAATGAAAGTACTTAAAAGTAAAATGTTAAACAAAAATTAGGACGTCTTACCACCAAAGTATTCTTGAAGAAAAAATACGAACTAAAAGGAGCGGAGAAAATGAAGAAATTTTATTTAAAAACTAATTTTGATTTAGAGGGTTGGGACATTGTAGAACGTAACGGAATCCAGTCAGATGAAGGTATGGAGGATAGTATTGTATCAACATTTTTTGATATTGACAAAGCTGTTGAGTATTTAAAATATCTTAATCAGTAATTCGTCTTACGAAATATAAAGCGTCATAGGGAGGTAAATAAAATGAATGTTGAAAATTTAGTTTATCAAATTTCGTTAATCATTGCAGAATGGAAGGATAACAAATGATCAAATATTACATCACCATCGTGACCGCAAATGACAATCAGAAAATAAAAGAACATGGTTTTGAATGTGTGGATATGATTGATGTTACTCGTACGCTGCTTGGGTTTAGACCGAAAAGAGGATATGATTTTGTGAATGCGATTATAGATCGTGTGGAGGTGTTGGTTTAATGAATTTAAACGGTGGAGAATTAATCATTATTCGGAATTCATTAGTTGAAAGACGAGATAAACTAAAAGAAAAAGGCAATAATGTTAATCATTATAATGAGTTAATCAATAAAATTGTAATGGAGGTTCACAATAAAACATTAAAGGAGATGAAATGATGGATGAACTACTAAAGAATGCTTTAGACAGAATACTAGAAACTACTCAATTATCAGACAGTCAAAAATTGGAAGTCATAAGTGGAATTCATATATTGTACAAATATTTAGACATATGGGAGGATGAAGAATAGATTGACAGGATTTGACAGGGTATAGTATACTTAAAGGGTAAGGTGCGCTGCTTCCTATATTATATGGTTGCAGGAGAGATAATCCGCATTGAGTTGCGCTCCTCCCTTTGCTGGTCGATCACCAGTTGTAATAAAAGTATGCGTTATTTTACCAAGTTTTAAACCCCTGTTGAAAAGCCTTAAAAGGTGTAATAGATACAGGGGTT